TCTGGTGGTCACTTCACTCAAGAGACATACAGATTCACGAAGGCCAGAGAACACAGACGAATATACTCCATTAAAGGTATTGGTGGTCCGGGGCGTGCGCTTGTTCATAAGCATTCGAAGAATAACCGTGAAAAAGCATCTTTGTTTATACTTGGTGTTGATGACGGAAAGACAAAGATTCTTTCAAGGCTCAAAACTGAAACAATTGGGCCGGGATATTGTCACTTCCCAAGAGACCGAGATGATGTATCTGGTAGAGGCTACAATGAAGAATATTTCAAAGGCATACTAGGTGAGAAATTCGTCAAAGAACGTAAGGGTGGAAAGACGCATATGCGGTGGATCAAAAAAAGCGGGGTCAGAAATGAGCCGTTTGATTTACGAAATTATGCGACTGCTGCATTTGAAATTGCTATCCCTGATCCTGATTATTTGTATAAGCTTCAAGACAGAGTTACGGGTCAAAGAAAAACTGGCCAAAGTGCTCCAACGAAAAAGAAGAAAAAACGAAAAGTGCATTCTAAAGGATTATAGAAGCCGAGGGCTTCTTTTTTTATGGACATTTTAGAAAGGTGGTTTTATGGCAATAACACTGGAAGTCGCTCAGGCTCAACTGGCTCTTTGGATTGAAGCAGAGTCTAAGATTGCAGTGAATCAGTCCTACAGGATTGGTGGCAAAGAATATAGACGTGCTGATTTGGCTCAAGTACTTGCTCAAATTAAGTACTGGAATCAACAAGTCAACAAACTAACACGGCGCTCAAAGGGAAAAGGTAAACGACGAGTCATGCGGATCACGCCGCTTGATTTATAGGTGGTGGTGAAATGCATTCAACATTAATCGATAAAGCGATTGGTATATTTGACCCTCAAGCGGAGCTGAAGCGGGTGAAAGCTCGCGCCAGTATTTCTATTGTTAATAGTGGTTATTCACACCATGGTGCAAGTAAAACAAAGAAAAGCCTTGCTGGTTGGTTCTCAAAGGGACGTTCTCCAAAAGAAGATATTGATAAGAACCTGAAGGACCTTAGAGAACGAAGCCGTGATTTATACATGGGTGTTCCAATCGCAACGGCAGCTCTTAAAAACATGCAGCGCAATATCGTTGGAAGTGGTCTAAAACCTAATGCTCAAATTGATCACGCTTATCTTGGTATGTCAGAAGACGAGGCCGCAGTATGGGAAGACCATGTTGAGCGTGAATTTAACCTTTGGGCTGAGTCAGTTCACTGTGACATGCAACGAAGGCATAACTTTTATAGAATTCAGGCCATGGTGCTGCTGTTTAAGATCATGTCCGGTGAGACCTTTGTCACTCTTCCTATTAAGAAAAGACCTCAAATTCCTTATGATCTCAGGCTCATGATTATTGAAGCAGACAGAATATGCACACCAGACAATATGAAATTCAATAACCGAATCATAAACGGGGTTGAAGAATCAGAAGACGGTGAGGTCATTGCTTATTATGTTTGCAATGTGCATCCAGGTTCCGTTGGTACGGGTGTTAAAAAGTGGACTCGTGTTCCTGTTTATGGAGGCAAGTCATTCAGGCCTAATATTCTGCATCCGATGGTTGAGCCTGAGAGACCAGGACAAAGACGAGGTGTTCCGATTCTTGCACCTGTTATTGAAAGTTTAAAGCAGATTGGCAGATACACAGAAGCGGAACTCATGGCAGCTGTTATCTCAGGAATGTTCACAGTATTCATTGAACAAAGTGAAGATGATGCTGGTGATCCACTTCTTGGTTCGGCCATGGGTGATGAAGACGATGACGAAGATGACGATGGTGATGATCCTTCATACGGTTTAGGAAATGGTGCTGTTGTTGGACTTGGTCCAGGAGAAAAAGCGACCATTGCAAACCCAGGGCGACCGAATACGGCATTTGATCCATTTGTTGTGGCCATCATTAAACAGATTGGTGCTGCACTTGGTATGCCTTATGAGCAGTTGGTGCTTCACTTTACATCGTCTTATTCTGCAAGTCGTGCATCTCTTCTTGAAGCTTGGAAGATGTATAAGACACAAAGGGCTTGGCTTGTTGATGAATTCTGTCAGCCAGTTTATGAAACATGGCTTTCAGAAGCTATTGCCAAAGGTCGAGTTCATGCACCTGGTTTCTTCTCAGATCCAATGATCCGTAAAGCTTATTGTGGTGTTGAGTGGAATGGACCAACTGCAGGACAAGTTGATCCGATCAAAGAAGTGAAGGCTGCATCAATGAGGGTTCAAGAAGGATTCAGCACACGCCAACGTGAGACACAAGAATTGACGGGTGGGGACTTCTATAAGAATCATAGAAAACGAGTCAGAGAAGAGACTTTAAGAAAGGAAGGAGGGCTCATACCAAATGAATAAGCCATGGCGGTTCCGCAACGAGACAGGTCAAGCTGGTGTTGCGGAACTTTTTATTTACGGCGATATTGAAGATTACAAGTGGCTTGACGAAGACGTCACTGCAGAAGAGTTTGCAAGAGACCTTGCTGGACTTGGACAAGTGACTGAAATTGTGGTCAGGATCAATTCTGGTGGTGGCTCTGTATTCGCTGCAACTGCGATTGCGTCTCTACTCACAGCAAATGACGCTAGAATCTTGGTGAAAATTGATGGGATTGCTGCATCAGCTGCAACTATTATTGCAATGGCTGGTGATGAAATCAGTATTCCAGTGAATGCAATGATGATGATCCATGATCCGCTTTTAAGACTCTATGGTGCATACAATGAGTTGAAACTTGAAGATGTTGTGAAGACACTTCAGGAAGTGAAGCGGGCTCTTGTTGAAGGTTACAGAGCTAGGACGGGACTAAGTGAGGAAGAGATTGCTCAGATCATGCGAGACGAAACATGGCTCACTGGTCGAGATGCAGTTGAAAAAGGATTCGCAGATATTCTTATTGAGGACAGAGTTGCGGCAAGTTTATCCGGTCAGGTGCTTAATATTAATGGTCAAGATCATGACCTTGAGAAGTATAAACAGTTCCCTAAAGCTCAGTTTGAGCCTCAAGCGGGAAGTCTTGGTGTTGTTGCTAAGGTTCAATCACCGACACAGCAACCTAAGTCACCATCGAATTCAGTTGAAGAACCCCCAGTAGCATCAAAACCAAAGGAGGATGAAACAGTGACACAAGAAGAAATCAGAAATAAACATCCAGAGATCTACAATGCCATTATGAATGAAGGTGTGACGGCAGAACGAAACAGAATGAAAGATTTTGAGCAGTTGAGTAATCATGGCCATCAGGAGTTGATTAATAAAGCTAAGTTCGAAACTGGATCAACTGCAGCTGAATGTGCTCTTCAAATGATTGCAAAAGATAAAACGTTGGGCAGTCAAGAACTTGAGAATCAGACGGAAGACGCCAAGGTTTTAAATAGCGTTGAGTCAGATAAAGAGCCTCAAAGTGATGAAGATAAAGTACAAGCAAGAGCGGAACGAATGGCAAAAGGATCTAGACGATAGGAGGCTAAACCATGAGTGAATATGGACTTGTTGAAACACATGTCAGAGAACCCAAAGGGAAGTTTGCAGGCAATGCTGAGGTCAATCGCGGTATTGAATCGGTGCCTGAGAATACAGTGGTTGTCGAATTACAGCTTATGAAGAAAGACGGAGCCGGTGGCGTTGTTCCAATTGAAGCTGTCGATGCTGCCAGTTTGGCATATTGTATTGCAACACATGGCGTCACAACTGGTGCTGGAGAAACGTCTCCATTAACTGTGTATTACACGGGTGAATTTATTGGCACGCGTCTGGTTTACCCAGAAGCGAAATCAGCAGAAGACTACAAGGCGGCACTTGTTGACCGTCAGATTTATCTACGATAAGGGGGAATTTAAATGCCAGATTTATTTGAACCACGGACGATGAGAGAAGCTATTAGATTGATGCCACCTGTACGAACTTTTATTCGTGATCTTCTCTTTCCAAAATACAAGACTCACGTAACGAAGTCGATTGAAATTGATTTTGTTAAAGGCACAAGAAAGATGGCGCCATTTGTACATCCTAAAAGAGGGGGCAAAATTGTCTTGGATGCAGGCAGTGAAACGAAATCATTCACACCGCCCCTGGTTGAACCTATGAAAGTTACAGATGCAGACATGCTTCTAGATAGAATGCCAGGTGAATCATACTCGTCTCAAAGAACTCCGGAAGACAGAGCTGATGAACAACTGGGTGAAGACCTTGCTGAATTGGATGAAAGCATTGTTCGTCGTGA